TCCCGGTCACAGTACCACCGGGGCTATCAATGTCGAGTATAATTGATTCAATATCAGGATTTTCCAAGAGACTTTGAATATCTCCAGTAATATTCCCTAATACCATACCAATTCCCAACCATTCAGTTAAAATGTTTGGCCTGGAAAAAATAGGACCATGAATAGGGACAACTGCTTTAGATCCTCTAATCTTGGCTGAACGAGTACCCATCAAACGGTCAGATTTTAAAATCTCTAACATTTTAGGGTCAGTTGCTACCTCACTACCCAAAAAACTTTGAACCATCATTTCAAGCCAGGCCTCTTCTATCAACCAAGGTTCATTTAATAGAGAAGCTAAAAACTTTTTCACATGAGTCCTCCTTTAATTATTTTGAAATTACGGTGTTTCTTCTTCCGGTTCTTCCGGTGTTTCTTCAACAATCTGTTTGGATACATCCCCTTTCACAGTTATATACCCTTCTAATATAGTTTGTACTACACCGCCAACTGTAATGTCAAGTGCATAATCATATTCCCCCAAATTAATTATTGAACTTGTTTCCTCAGAACTCATTGAAAAAGTTAAAATAGTATTACCCTCAGACAAAACTCCAGATAAGGGATAGCGTTCTGTACTATCAGATACAGAAGATAATCCCCCTTCAATTGTATAAATAGAGAGAGGATCAAGATCAACATATATGTCAGCAAGTACAACCGAGTAAGCGAAAGTACTACCTTTCCTTAAAATATAATTCCGAGAAAAAACCATTACTTTCTCCTTTTTAAAATACTTTTAGTTTTATTTTTATCAGAGTCTTTATTTTTATCAGAGTCTTTATTTTTATCAGAGTCTTTATTTTTATCAGAGTCTTTATTTTTATCCGGAAGAGTAGGCTCTTGTGTACCGTCACCATCAGCACCTTCTTGAATTGAATCAAGTGCCGCAGTCAAAGGAAGATCTGGCATTAACTCCTCTTCGGTTTCATATTGAAGGCGATTTTTAAAATATTTTGCAAAACCAAGCTTCTTTGCAATAACAGAACGAGGGATACCAAGAACCTCAACAACACTTGGATGTTTAACTCCAAGATAAGCTCTTGCTTTCCCTTCAACATCTCCTATTTCTGATGTTGGAAAATCAAAATCCATCAATTCCCAAGGAGGAAAAATTATATTTTTAAATACGGGTTTCTTATCTTTAAATTCAAATGCTTTTTTAACCTTATACTTTAAAGGGAAATTAACCATCTTATTCTTTAAAACAAAGATGCTTCTCCATAAATCATACCTTTGAAATCTTTCAAAAAATGAAATCTCATGGTAAATACGATCTGTTTGCGGTCCACGAGAAGCATTAACACCAGAAAAAGTATCCCCTCTTGTTTGTCCAGTTACCATATCTTCTGGTTTATTCAATCCTGAAGTAATCATATGCATAATATCTGTATCTTGTTCGGAAATACTGGGAAGCTTTGGATTTTTAACATCAATTTCAATCCCAGGAGGAAGAATCAAAGTTCCTCCAGGAGTTTTCTTTGCAGTTAACCCGGTATCTCTCTTTTGTTCAGGAGTCATCTTCAACCAAGTCCGAAAAGCTTTTGTATCTGTAAGTTTAACAACCCATAAATACGAACCAGCAGATTTTTTATGATCAATTTCCCATTTCTTAAGGTTTACATAATGGTTAATCCACTCAAGAGTTGTAGAAATATGAGAAAGATTCCTAGGAGTAAGAAAACCACGATCCCAAGCAACTATAAAAGTTTTATACCCACCAACATTTTCATATTTTTTACCAACTCCTTTAGCAAATTTAAACTGACTTTCTGATAGTTTTGAAAGATTCTTAACTAAAGTACCAAATTCAGGATAATGAGCAACATAAATAGATGGGAAAAGTTGAGTTTCTACTTTTCCAGCATTATTCCTAATATTGAAACTATAAAAAATAGGCATTGTCTGTTTTTGTGGATGAAAATAAATTCCAGAATCATAATCACCACCACCTTTCAAAGAAGAAGGATCCATAAAATCAATCTCAACAAAACCGTCCGTGTGAATTGTTAAAGAAAGGAACAATTCACCTTCAATTTCACTTCTGGCAACATACTTAGGAATATTTTTATAAAGCTCATTCCTAATATCATAAAGCTCTTCATAAATTACTTCGTCAATCTCTGGTATTTCAGAAGCAATATCCCAACCGTATCCAGCGATACTTCCCATAATATCCCGGACATGTGAATTCAAATGTGGGTTTGTATTAAATTTTTCCCAACAACTCTTTTGTAGTTCTGGGAATTTTTTAAAATCAGAAGTAGAAACACCATTAAGAGAAAAACCATCTTCATCTAATGTAGTATTATTCTCTCGTACAGGACTTTGCCATGGTGCGAATGATTGTGCCGCATACTGTAAGACATCATCCGGCATATCTTCAATGGCGGCATCAAATTCTTCTTGGGTTAACTCTTTCATTTTAACTCCTTTTATTTGTAATTCCCAACTAAAGATTTCCTATCTTCATAAAATTCACCTAAAGATGTAACAACATGCCTTGATTTAAAATCTTCTGCTCCAATAAATCGACCTCCGTAAATTGCCCAGTTAATAGCAAAAATGCAATCATCTTGAACCCCCATCTTTTCTTTCTTTTCCGGTGTACCATAAAACTTTCTAATAGGATCATGATCAAAAAGAAGGAACTCTTCTTCCAATATATTATCTTTCTTGTTTCCTCTTACAACAATTTCAGGACATTTTAATCGCCCTTCATTTAAAATACTGTATACTTCTGAAAAACCATCTTTCTGTATTGGATAAGAAGCAGTCAAAGCAAGGAATTCAATTTCAAGCTCTTCACACCAATCACCAATATCCCACATTCCCCATCGCTCAGTACAAAGGGAATCAACACCATCATATTTATTTGAGTATTCTTCAATGACGGACTTGATTGAATTTATATCACTGTGTTGAATATGTTTAAGATCAATCACAAAATACATATATTTTAGGACTGTGGTATCTTGTTGAAGTAGGATTGCTGGATTATTTCTACTCCCTGGTAATCCTTTAGCAATCAAACAAACCATTGTTTTTGCCCCTTGAAGAATATTTGCTTTCATAGGATCGGCTCTATCAACACCTACACAAAGGGCAAAATCCGTATTATAAACATCACCAAGTTTTTCTAATTCATCCATCGTAATACTTCTTGGTTGATTGAAGGAAGTCTTTAACTCATAAATACTGGATAAAGGTAACAAATCCGCTTGCATTTGAGAATAAGTACCGTCCTCAAATATTTCATCTTCAGGGACTTTATTTTCTTCTCTGGCTGTAAGATATGCTTGAATCGTACCAAGAACTTTATTATATTCACCAAGAGAATTCCTAAAACCAATATATTGAGTGGCCAAGAATACTTCCTCAGTAAACATCTTTTTACTTCCAGCATCCCAAGTATTCCTGAAGTACATAGCAAATTCTCTTGATGGAAATTTTGCTTTATAAGAGTTAAGCTGGACTTGGGTCATTTCTGGATTGGTAAAATCTTTATGAGAAGCTTTAGGTGAATCTCTATGGGAAAAGAACAAGGTCCGATCAAGACCTTTCTTCCAAGTATCATAAAGACGGTAAAGGATGTGGTTCTTTGCTGAGACGGTACTATCAATAACACCAAGAGCATTGGGAATATTCCTGATACTACCATCAAGCTGAGTAAAAAACTTTGGATTATTCATATCAAAGATTTCAGAGAACGTATACCCAGTAATATTAGATACAATGCCACTAAAACTGGAAATACTTCTAATAATGCTGACAATATGACCTTTGGCATTCTTTAAACGGATCTCTTTCTCTTGAACATTCCTCTCACCAACAATTCTAATAAGTCTTGGGGAGTTAAGAATAATATCTCGCATGATATCATAATGAACGAACTTAACCTGATCTTTGGAGTTAGCACCAAGCATAATTTGTTGGGCAGGGAAATTAAAGAACTTCCAAAGCTGAATAAGACAGACAAAAAGTGATTTACCTTCACCACGCATCCAACAAAGAACAATGAGTCTTTTAAGAAATTTACCATCATGCATTCTTAAAGCATCCCGAGCAACTCCACATTGGAAGTCCCACATATCTTTGGAACACCTGCCAGTTTCTGGATTAACTTTTGTAGGAAGATCAGAGATGGGGCACCAAACAGCCATTCCATCAATATAAATCTTTATCCTGACATTCTCTTCACACCATTTAATAAAACCATCCCCTCCGGAGAGATAAGTAATCTCAGATTTCTTACGTCGAATAAGACCGGAGGTACTCATGATACTGTCCGTCCGTTTTTAATCATTTCATCATAAAATTCAGAATTCCCATCCAAGTAATTCTTTTGTTTATCATCGGTTGTAAGCCCAAGATCCTTCAACAAAGAACTTATTTCTTTAATGGTTTGTCTGATTTCTCTATAAATAGGATGGACTTTATTTTTCAACATTACCCCATGATCTAATGAATGAGCAAAGATCTTAAATGAAATAAGACTTTGAAATAAAGGAGCTACCATAAGTCCTATGGTAAGGGAAGATATTTCATCTTTTTTCTTAACCCCTGCTTCCAAAGACTCCATGACACTCTCTAAATATCTCCTTCTCATTTCGCATTTAAGCCTACTTTTGTCGTAAGGACATTCGGTGTAAATAGAGCATTCTGCGGTGCAATTGGGCAAAGCGTCCCACATTATTAACTGAACATCTCCTAATTTGCCTTTATATAGGGTCATACTACCTAAATCTTTCATGGTTTTCCTTTTATTTTCCTCTTAAAAAGATTGAAAACGGGCTGAAAACGGGCTGAAAACGGGTCAAAACAAAGCTTTTAAAGAGATTTTATACTGAATTTGGAGAGGAGTCAAGCGT